GCGATGTATTTAATAGCTTCAGTCATTCTTTACCTCCATCTTGGTTATGAAAACGGGCGCTGTTTTACGAGCGCCCGAGCATCATACCACGATAACTATTTCTCTACCGTTAAGTAATTACCAACCCTGCGGATACTGTTGCCGCGCCGCCTGCGGTAACTGCAGTAACTCGGTGGAAGGACATGGTGGTGCTGGTATCGGTATCGCATACTTCTACGATGTCTCCTACCTGCATACCAAGTGCCGAACCGTTAGAAAAGTAATCCGTATCGTCCACGGTTCCCGCTGGGTCGGTAGACCTATAAGACCACTTGCGACCTGCTCCCGTAAGGGGACCTCCAACAACGAAAGGAGGGTTTGTAGTTGCGTATGCCATATGTGTTTCTCCTCTAAATTATTGAGCGGTGTAAGCCGAGCCATCATGGTTCATGACTACGATACCCGAAGTTTGCAGAGTTTTCGTGCCCATGTAGGCAGAACACCTTGCGAACGAGTAGTCGTGCTCTTTGTCGTAGTCAATAACAGTATCTATTCCGCCGGTGTTGATTGCTTGACCAATCGCGTTCTTATGGTACATGAAGCACTTCTCAGCAGAGGTGGCTTTGCCCGGAAGGTTCGGATGAACGATAAAGTTCACGCCAGCCCAACGGTAAGACAGCATCTGACCTTCGAAAGGCTTGTTGTTCACGTATTCAACGTTGGCAAATTCTTTAGTCTGCATCAAGTACGCGTGGAAAGCTGGCGTAATTAGTGCAGAGATATTACCGTCGAGAGGAACTGCGTTGTTACCCAGAATAGTAAGGGCATACATCACAAGGTTCAGGTTGGCAGTTTGTGTAGCCCCCGTATCTTGGGTATTTCCCGTGCTGTTCAACTCTGTAATGATATCACTATCAATCTTACGGTTGATAACCGACATTGTGGTGTCTTGCATGATCCTGCGGCCATCGCCTTGAGAAGCGAAGATGTTGAAACTGGTGCGGCGAACAAGATCATGGTACTCAAGCAATGTTGCTGAATACTGTGTCAGATTGTCTGCGCGTGCCGGGATAAGGCCGTTCAAGCCGCGTGTTACCGCAACCGCAGAACCAGAGTCAGCGACCAAGAAAGTAGCAGTGTTGCCCTTGATTACGGCTTCACTGGTGACGGTACTGCGTACCAGAGATTGTTTTTGTTCAAAGCCCGCGATGAATTCGGCTTTGTACTGCGTTTGAAAGGCGGAATCAGCCATAATGAACTCTCCAAAGTTAAAGATATTTTACATATCCGTTGGCTTGGGGTGTCCTCGCTGTCCAGTTCGATCAGGTATCCCGTGAAGGGGTTGATCTTTCTAGCACCTGTGGAGCCTTGCTAATCGGTGTTAGTTGCAAATATACCCGATTAGCGAAGGTTGTCAAGTATTATTTACTTATCTTTGCACTAACGTCTGCTAACTCGCGGAATCTTGCTTGCAACTTCTCTGATCTAGCCCCTTTCCAATATTCAGAGTTGCGATCACCCATCATTACCTGCAAACCTTCCATTTCGCTTTGGATAGCTTGGGCTGCGTTTACCCCAGATCCCGGCACGACAGTAGCCGTGGGGTTTACTTCACGAGAGATCGAAGCCAGCCATCTCAACATCCCTGGATCGTTCCCAATCAGAGTACCGTCGGCTAGTCTGCCGCCCATGATCTGGTCTTTCAATCCTTGGGGTGCTCCGTCGAGTAGACCGGTAATAAGGTTGATGTTCAACTTGTACTCACTGCCCCAATCCGCCCGGAGTTCTTCGGTTCCTTGCTCCTTCGCGAGGTTATCCTGTTCCGCACGTTGCTCCACGAACTTCTGATTGGCTGCTGCTTGCCAACTAATCGCCTTTTCCACCTGCGCAGGGGTCATGTTCATGTCGTGTGCAGTGGCTAAGAAATCGTCGATCTGCGCAGAGTCCATGCCTTCAGGGACTTTCACCCCGTAATCCTTCGCGGTAACAGGAATGCCGTTATCTGCGCGCCACGCCGCTATTTCTTCGGGCGTCGGTTTATCTGGCAGAGGAGCCTTCAGTCCCCCACTGGAAATCTTGTTTTGTGCAGCGATTAGAGCATCTATCGCATCCTTCTCAGATGAGTAGCGCGATAACCTGGACAACAACTTCGCGTCGCCATTAGCGTATGCCGTGCGTTTGGTCGCCCAATCATTCGGGTCTGCTGCTGAAGTCGTTTCACTTGAGCCTGGGGTGGTGGTGGTAGCGGTGGAGGTCGTTTCGGTTGAGGCTGCGGTGGTGTTGTCGGTAGTGGTGCTCGCAGGGTCTCCCGTTATTTCGGGTGCTGCTGTTGGATCTGGCATTTACTGCTCCTTTAGTTTACCTACGTTTAACTTCAACATTTTTACTACTTGTAAACCTACAAAACGCCTTCCACTAGAGAAAGCGTGCTCCCTGTCATTTACGTGATAGCACAGGTCATACGTTCCGCACGCGTTGTTGATAACCCAACTCAACGCGCGCTTCTGTTGCTCTGGTGTCGCATCCCCTCTTTCAAGTGCTTGAATAGCGGATATGTCAGGTATTTCCCAATATGCAGGTAAATCTGCAGGGATGTCCACCCGTTTTGGAGTCGTCGATTTTTTTACCGTCATAGTGTAGCCTCGGCGGGTGCGATAGCCTGGGCTTCCGCCATTGTCTTAGCAACGTCGCTACCCTTCTGCATCTGGTCAAGCAGCGCGGTAGTCTGTTGCTGCTGCTGCTGCGCTTGCTGCATCTCCTCTACGACTTGCACGGAGCGTGTCCACTTCGCGGGAACGTTGATGCCTTGCAGTACGTCGCGCAGAGCGATCTTCACATCTACCATGTTTGCAGCGGTCGGGTCAAGGGCAATCGCTTCAGCCAACATGCTCTTCGCTTCAAGGAACCGTTGTCCTTTTTGGCGTTCGGTTGCGTCGTGCAGAGGAGACTCAAAGGCAAACTCATACCCCGCGCCGTGTAGTTCTTTCGGCATGTCTTCTGGGGATCCGAACGCGCCTGCACGGAGCATTATCGCGAAAGTATTCTCACACAATGGAGCGTTGTATTCTGCTTCCATAGGTTCAAATAACGGCATAGCCTGGCGAATATACTCTTGCACTCTTTGACCAACCTCGTAGGCTGTCATCTCGCGTTCAGATTGGGGTAAGGCCAACTTGTTTAAATAGAAGCAATCCGAGATCATCGCACGCGTATCTCGCGCCATGTCAAGACCGAGGGGGATGCCTTTCATATCTTGGGCAAGAGGACGTAGAACTTCGCCCAAACGTTCGTCGTACTCGGAATCTGCTATCGTTATTCCACCGGCGTAAATACTAATATCAGAGCGCAGGGCTTCCATTATGGCGACCATCGGAGGATTAACCGACTTTTCTCCCGCCTCTAGCAACACGCTGGTCATTGATTGAAGCAACCTAGCGTCTGGTAGTGCTGCCACGGTAGAAGGAGAATATGCATACTGTGAGCCGGAGACTGTCTGCCAGCGCGGTACGATGTATTCCATCATAAAGATGCCAACATCTTCCATCATGTGCTTATTATCCACATCGATGTAGTAAGACTTAAACGGGGTGCGTGAAGGTTTCCCATCTTTATAGAGGTCAGAAGGCACAATACAGTGCCAAACATTGATTTCGCATAAGGGTTCTTTTTCCAACTTCGCTACGACATTCGGATGGAGTTTCCCTCGGAATAGCGTATTTAAATCCCTCGCGGTAGGTTTCCACTTCCGATAAACAGTATCAACCATGCCTTCTTCATTCTCGCGCCACGCTACGTCGCGCAGGTGCCAGCAACGGTAGAGCAGCCCATCCGCGTTGCGGTTGAGTGATGTCTGGATAACTGTTTGCCCAAAAGCGGCGAAGTCGTGGTCAGCTTCCTTGGTCGCACGGGTAAACTGCGCACGACGGTTGTACATCGCCCTCTTCATCTTACTGCCAGCCCATTCGAGCCAAGCGCGCGCTTCGGTACCTAAGTCTTCCCAATTCGCGGATGTGCGTATCTTGAACCATTCCTTACTGGTCGGTCGGAGCATCGAACCTAGAGCATTACCTAAATCCCGACGTGCGAGTATCGGATAACTGGTAGTCAAGTTATCTGCAAACTCGGCTCCGATATTTCGTACCGTGGTAAAGTCGGCGCGTTCAGGATAGAAGTTGTCTGCGATCTCTTGCCACAAAGATAACAAGGACCCGCGGCTGTTAAATAGCTTGTTTCCCTGCTCTATGTGGAACTCGATTGCTTCCATCTAACCGCCTCCAAGTATCGTCGATGTGGCTTCGTTTTGTGGAAAAAATCTTTTACCTACAACAGGAGTCTTTCTCAGCATTTTTTGTACGTCCGCTGGCAACGAGGAAATCGCTCTAGTTTGCAGAGAACTAGGCTGCACTTTGGCGAGCAGTGGGATGGGATTTTTTTTCTTGCTCAACCTAGCAGCACGTTTTACCCCATCTT